GCTGCTCAATCAAATAGCCAGCCGGAGCCGTAGGCGTAGTGGCGCCAGAAGGAATGGCAATCTCGAAAGTCCGGCGATTCGGCACGCCAAGGATGTCGTGTGATCCATTCCAAGTTGACGGCGTCATGCCCCCAAGTATCAGCTGCTGAGTGTCCAAGCGCTGCTTTGGCTCTGTTTGGTCATGATCATTGGTAGTCGTGAACCGAGCGGTTCCGTCGCCGTTATCGACATAGGCGGCAATCGGGTTGCGGACCTTGATGCCGGACAGCAGGAGTTTCTGATTGACGACCGGCGTACCCGACGCGATGGTCCCGGTGATGATTCCGCCAGTGACCGTGACGCTCGTGATGGTCAACTGCTCATTGAACAGGCTGGTCACTGATGGCAAGTAGCGCCACAGGTGGGCCATTACGTCGCGAGGCGTAATCATTATTTATAGGCCTCAGCAATAAATTTGGTTAGGGTTTGCATGGTGACAGTTTGCATCTCGGTGACGGCCACCTGAAGGTGTGGGCGTCTTGCCATTCTCCGCGTACCGTTTTCGAGATAGCTGGCGTATTCGGCATCTTCGCCAAACTTCATCGTGTGATGGGCTGTCGCCTCATACCTGACGCTATTGGCAAGCTTCCCAGTTCGATTGGCCGGAACTTCACCAGGCGCCGAGGCCTGATGCTTTCGACCGCGAAACGTGTAGACCCGACCAGTGCGCGGGCCGTTGCGGATCATGTACTGGAGCTTGTTGACGAGCAGCGTGCCGACTTCTTTCCAGGCAGCAGTCAACGCGACATTGGTTGCGCGCTCGGCAATCAGGATCTTGAGCAGGAATGCGTCATTGGTTGATGCTTCCTTGATCTGGATCATGCCATGCGCAACCTGTCAGCGAGCTCAAGCTCAGCATAGTAGGCAGACATGTTGTCGGCGTCCTTCATGCGCAGAGTCCCGTAGACATGGCGATTGTAGTGTCGATCGGTGCCGAGACATGGCGGCGACAAGTCAAGCTCATGACCATGCTTTTCGCTGATCCATTTTGCCACGGCAGCCGACCGGCTCATGCCTGCCTGGCAGTGAACCAAGATATCCTCTTCGGCATGCTTCTTGGCGAACTCTTGGATCTTGCCCGCCATAACATGCGTAAAAACATCAAAGCCATTACTGCCGACAAAGCCTTCGACATCGTCAAATTCTACGCGCAGCAGGTCTTTATGCTCGCAGCCGACAGCCCACCAGTCACCGGCAGAACCGATGCTTATCAGATTGGTTGGCTCGCTGACTTTCGATGCGTCAACCGCCGAATAGAATTTCACCGTCTTCATGCCTGCCCCGCCTCAGATTCGCCGCGCTCAGTAGCCTGGATCATATCGTAAATCGAGTCTTCGTTGACGTTGTCGACGCGCAGAACCCGAAAGCGGCGGTCAACACCCATCAGTACGAACACGTTGCCGGCTTCAATGTTTCGCCAGTCAGTTCGGTGCTTGAGAAAAAACAGGTGCGTTGCATTCGGGTCTATTGCCGTGCCGGCGAATCTTGCTACACCAGCATTCACGCCCGCAGTGGTTCGAATACCAGACCAGACGGTAGCGTATGGCGTGAAAGTTATGCCGCTGCTATCCCAATCGCCAGGGTTCATGCCCTCAGCAACGCGATTCGCCAGCTGGATCTTGTGGCGCAGATCGCCGAGACAGATTTTTACCTTTGGGAGTCGCAGGGTTGAGCAGCTCATCAACGTGCCCTCGGTGGCGCTGGCGGCGCGTACTTTGGCATCGGCGGAAACCAAGGCTGACTATCAACAACCAAATCTGCCGCATCACGATCTGGCGCACAGGTTGCGCAAATGTACCGATCAACGCCGATTCCGCCATAAAATGGGCCAATAAATGCTCGCCAACCATCCTCGCGACGAAACTCGCTCTTGCAATTGCAGCATTGCCGCCACACAAACCATGGATTGCAGCGAGTAATTTCGTTCTTGCTGGTTGATTCTCGTCTCATGCAAACACCCGCAGAATCCTGAACAGCGCCAGCTTAGCCTGAATGGACTGCGGCAGGCCGAGAGCATTGCAGCCGCCAGAGGTTTCGCCGCAACCGCCACAGTCGCCACGGTTCGCATCGAAGAAGGCGATCAGCTCAAGCAGCCCTTGCTTCAGCGCCGGAGGAATTGCAGTCTCATTCGGGTAGCCTGCCGTGAACGTAACGCGCATCGGATACGGCTCGTACTGGTCTGGCGTCAGATTCGAAAGGCCACGAATCAGGTACAGGCGACCCTGTTCGTCGAATGGCTTTAGCCGATAGTCGCCAGCAACGATAGTCTCGGCGCCACTTTCACCGATCAACTGAACCAGCGTCACTGCGTTATCGAAGATAGGCGCCCGACGCAGCCACAGATAATCATAAGGCATCGCGCAATCGCCAGGACTGAACGAATCGAACTTGCCCAGCACGGTGCGAGGCGAAAGCAGCCTATTGGTGTAGCGTTCCACCATGTCTGTAGCGTCGGCAATCAGCAAGGTAAGCTCGGCATCGCGAGAGGTATCGCTGACGTCGATCTTCAGGAAAAGCTTGACCGTCGCCAGAGATATGGCTAGCCCAGTCGGAGCGGATACCTCGTAGCGGTCGGTCATTTACTTGGCCTTTGATGGCTTGCGGAGTTCTTCGGCGGCAGACTTCTGCGCTTCAGCTTTCGACTTGGCCCACTCAGCCCAGCCGGCCTCGACCAGTTTGCAGTTTTCAGACGAGCCGAAGTTACCTTCAGTGCCAGCCACCATCTCGACGACGTTGACGCCTTCGAGTGCCCAGCTTCCTGATTTGAGAATTTTGATCATGACGATCTCCGATTACTTGAATACTTCTTTTACGGTAAGGATTCGGCCGTCAAACACGACTCGATCAGCTACGTCGCCGTCGTTCATTCTGATCAATTCGACCTGCTGATCTCCTGGATTCCGAAATAGATCAACAATCTCGACAATAACTTCTTTTTCTTTCGAGCAATGAGCGCTGATTTTGATGGTAGTAGTCATTATTCGCTTTTCCTGTAGTTAAAACAAAGGAGGCCGAAGCCCCCTTTATCATACCCCCAATACAGCTTAAACCGAAACGCCAGCCGGACCGTGATGCGGAGTACCGAGAACGGCGACCGCGCCAATGGTGCCGCCAGTGGTCACGCCAGTTGAGACGATACGCAGCTGCACGTAGCGCTTCTTGCCGACATAACCAATACGTGCGGTCGCGTTGTCGTTGGCGGCGACGAGCGCCACCGAGCCCAACACTTCCTCGCCAGTCAGTTGCACGGCGTCGGACAGACCGGAGTCATTGCCGTGCCACAGCTGCGCGGTGTACGTGCCGTCAGTAATGGTGCCGGAGATCAAATAGAACTCCAGCGACTCATAGTGAGCGGTGTCGATGATCGCGCCACTGGTGGTAGTGTTGGTGGTGATGGCCGCTACGGACAAGCCAAGACGGCTGACCGCTTCGTTATGCAGATCAAATACCTGGAACATGGCGACCCCCTTATGCCTTGGTTTTCAGAATTTTGAACGCTTCCGGCAGAACCACTTGGCCGTGGTTGTAGCGGTGGAAGGTCAGTTCGATGATGTTGTTCTTCTTGCGAGTCACGTCATCGCGGATCACTTGCAGGCCGGTCCGGTCGATGATGGTGTAACCGCGCTGGAAGTCGGCGTAAACCAGGCTGAGGGAGTTAGCCGCAACAGACGGCATGTCCTGCATCAGGATGTACGGAGCGCCTGCCAGGGTGTTTGGCTGGGTTGGGCCGAGACCTACTTGCCACAGGTAGTGGTCGTTGGTCGAACCTTTAAGGGTGCGCAGGAGCGCCAGGGTCTGACGGTTCATCGCGTACATCGGGTTGTAACCAACCTTCAGGTCGCCAGCCAGCAACAGTACGTCGTCGCCGCTGATAACGCCAGATACCAGCGAAGTGCGAGCATCGGCTACGACGGCTGCGTTTGCCAGGAAGCCTTCAGGCTGCTTGGCGCCAGTGCCAAGAACAAACTTGTTGCCTTCTTTGAACGCGAACGACTCGGCGACATCGTTCATGATCTCGGATTCAAGATCAAATTCAGAGTCGATGAGCTGGTCGTAGGTGTATGGCACGGTGACGGTTAGACGATAAGTGGTCAGCGTTTCCTGCCCGTAAGTAGAGGTACTTTCACCGCTAGCAGCGGCTTCACCCTCATAGCTTGCTTCAGGAATACTGGTGCGGGTCGGAATGGACAGTGTTTTGCTGCCGACGGTGCGGACGCGGGCAACCTGACGTACAGGAGAGATCTCTGTGATCTTCTTGATGATCATGTTGTCCATCTCAGGCATGGTCAGATAACCGCCCTGAGTGGCAATGTCGGTGCGCAGGGTAGCCTTTTGCTCGGAGCTCAGAGCATTTTCGCCCTGCTGCACATAGTGCAGAAGCGCCTTATACTCGGCGGTTTCCTTGTGAGCGCCACCAGTACGAGTCGATTTGCGCGACAGCTCCAGCTCCAGGCCGTCGATGCGCTCTTTCAGCTCTTCAGCTTTTTTACGCTCGTCGGCGAGGTCAGCGGTGAACTTCTGGCTGACCTGCTCCTGCTTTTCCAGGGCTGCATTGGTTGCATCAACCATGCCCTTGAACTGCGGAGAGTCAGGACCGAACTTTTCTACGGTTTCGCGAAGAGCCTTGACGGCTACAATCACGTCATCATTTACGTCAGACATATCATTTTCCTTCGATTTTGGAAGTCAGGGTTTTGGCAAATGCCAGCAAGCTTTGAAGCTCGGTGACAACTGCTGCTCCGGTAGAATCTTCCCGATTCCCTGGCTTCCCTTCGTCTCGAAGAAAAGTTTTAAGCGCGGATGCCAAGCGCTTAGATGTTTGATTGGTGAAGCATACGCCCGACTTGAACAGCTTTTCAAGGTCTCGCTCAGTCAGGATTGAAAGGTCGTCGAGGCGGACGGCGGATTTCTGGTTGAATGGGGACTCAAGATCCATCTTCGCATAATAGCTATTCAGGTTGGCGATGATGGCCGGACGGTCCTCTTCAGGGATGTCGACGCCACCGCGAGCGCCGCTCATTGCTGCGGCAGCCGCGAAGATTGCGCGAGGGACAGCAGTCAGTACGCCATCGATAACGTCAGCGATTGGCAGCTTGTAGGCGCCGAAGTCCTCTTCGTTTTCCGAATCAAACCACAGGAAGGCGCGACGGTATTCGTCCTCTGGCTCTTCCTCTGAATTCAGGAATGGGCGGACGCGACTGATTGCGGCGGCGGAATCCCACTCGCGGTCGCGACTTGCCAGCGGCAGATCTTGGAATGCGACAGCTGATTTAAAGCCAGTGATCTCGGCCAGCGGGTTCATTGGTGTAGTTACCAGCGAAATCTCCCAAAGCTTCAGCTTTTTCAGGAGTCGCACGCCAGCCTCAATGATGTAGTCAAGCGTCGAGTAACCAATGGACATGCAGCTAATGCTGCCGACTTTCATCTGTGGGATAACCCGACCGCTAACAAAGGTGTCGGACTTCGGCAGGCGACCCTTTACGAACAGGCCGTGCGAGTCCTCGCGGAATTCTGTGTAGCCGCCGATTGGCATGTCAGAATTATGCTGCCAGAGCGCAGGGAGCTTGCTTTCCTTCTGCGAGGACATGAGTTCAGCCACGGTATCGCGGAATGCCCCGGCTACGACTACGTCCAGGCCTCTGTCGACGTTACCGAAAGTAGATGCATAACCTTCGAAATAGAAGTAGTCATCATCCTCGGTGATCTGTTTAACCTCAAATGGAACTACCATCTTTTTCATGCGGCAACCCTCAAAATATGTATTGTGCGCTGCATCGACAATGCGCGATCTCACGGACCGGCGCGCCGAGCGACGTATCACCTGGGTACATCATACGCGAACTTCCGACAATAAACGCCTCATTCACTGGAATAGCCTGCGCACCATATCGGCGACCAGCTTCGCGATGAGTTGCGCGAACTTTGTTATCGCGCAGATCGATCCAACTTTTTTTTAATACGGCCTGAACTGGCGTCAATCTTGGGCCAGCACCTGGCGCTGGAGTAGGCGCGACAGTCGGCTCAAGCAGCGGGACTATATCACGCGGGAGCGGAATGCCTGGAATCAGGATGCGCGCAGCAGTTGAAGCTTCGATAGCCTTGGCAGTTTCGGCGGCCGTCTGGGTTTCAGTAACTGCAATCAGATCGACGCGACCACGAAGTATGCGCTTCAGGATTGCAGCTGCCGCAGCGGCCAACGACCGGTTATCGACTGGCTTGCCCTCCTCTTGCAGCGCCTGACGACCCTGGCTGATGGCGTCATCCATATCCCTTGCCGTGGTGTCGACGATGTAGCCAGCCTGAACTGGAGCGTGCTGGTCATCCCAAAGTAGGAAGATGGCGGCAATCAGTTCCTTGATCTTCGATTCATCCTCGTCGGCAGCTTTGCCCTGTTTCGCACGCAGCGCACCAAAGGTCAGCACGTTATTCTGCTGAAGAATCATCCCGCTGAATGCCTTTTGCACTCGGCGATAGTGTTCTTCAAGCAGGGTTTCGAATGATTTACGATAGCGGCTGACTTCCTGCGGCTGTCCAGTTCTTGCAACGGCAACACGGAAGTCATCGACGACTCTATTGAATATCTTGCGGATGCCAGGCTTTACCAGCGCTTCAAGCCGCAGCTTTTCGGCGACTTCGCGGGCAAGGATTTCCTTACGGCTGGGCATTGGCCGCATCTTCAGCTAGAAGGCGAGCAGCTTCGGTTGCAGCATCCACGTTGTCATCCGTAAACAAATCAGTCCCAACCGGAACCAATGTAGACGCCTGATACAGAGTATCGCCGCCATCGATAGGCTCACGATTCGGCAACTGGGAGCGCAGCTCGTTGATCGTCTCGACGCCAAGCTTCTGGCGGGCCAGCAGCATGTCAACACGACGAGCCACCAGGGCATCAATCGTCTCCGGGTTGAACGTGATACAGGCTCGCGCCGGATCAAGGCCGTAGCGCGGCAGCAGGAAGCGCCCCAACCCATCAAGCAGAACATCAGCCAAAGGAAGAACGCAGCGGTCATACAACTGGAACACGGCGTGTGACATGTTGTTGTCGGTTGCCGCGTCATTACTAACCAGTGGCAGCGGGATCTTGTAGCGCAGAAACAGAGCCTCGCGAGCAACAGCGTCCAGCTCTGCATAATCCATATCTTTGTTGGTGGTTCCGGCCTCTTTGATTTCCATGTCACTGGATGACACGACGGCGATACGTCCAGCGTTACCAGCTCCAGCAAGCGAGCGATTCAGGCTGTCGCGGCGAGCAAGGTGCTCATCCTCTGTCATCGAGTCTTTGAACTGGACGATCAACGAAAGACGGCCGCCATTCTCAAGCAGTGAAAGGTTATGCACGCGACCCTGGATCTGCTGCTTGGCCTCAAGCGCTACGGCTTCAAGCGGGCTATCAGCCCGAGTCTCGTCGGCGCGCGAACTGAAGCCATGAACGCGGAAGATCTCCTTGTAATTGCCGTCGTAGTAGTTGATCTTTCTGCCTTTTTCAAGACGCGTGAAAGTTCCAGAGCCAGGGCCGTCAGTCGCCATAAAAACTTGAGGGTAGCGATCTTTTGCGTTCTCAATGGTAGATATCGTTTGCGGCTTGACGGCGAACATCTCAAGCGGAGGACGAGAGATTCCACCGCCAGCGTAATAG